CTACAGTTCGTTCAACAACACTCATACCACACGCATCCGAGCTGCCGCTAACATTAGCATGGCAAAAGCTTATCTTGCCAGAGGCCACACTGAGCCAGCCAAAGCAGCACTCTGGCTGGCCGCTGCGCACTACAACCACTATATAGACGGTACGTTGAGCAATCAAGGGCTGTCGAGTGGCGAACGCGACACAGCACGAGACAACACCATGCTGCACAACGTGTACATGCGTATGGCTTTCAACCAAGCTGCTGAAAACTACAAACACTGGGTGCAGCCAAACACATGGCAAATGTGTGGCGATGACGAAATATGCATAGGCATGCCATGGGATTCAGCACTAGTATACATGACCACGCTACAGATGCAGGGGCATGTGTTGCAGCCGCGAAAATCAATGCTGGGCAACGACACGGGCGAGTTCTTGCAATACAACATGCGGGCTGACAAAACTACAATGCCACAGCAGCCTGTATGCCCCAACTTGATCAACTTTATATCAGGATCATGGTACAAGACCGCTAATTACAACGCATGGGAATATCCCAACCAAGTTTCAGCTGCTGCAGCCAGCTGCGTACGGCGTGGTGCTAACCACGACACCATGCAAAGGATAACGATCTCAACATGTTCATGGCTTGCGGCTACAACACCATGGAAAAACAATCTCAACGCAACAGCCTTTTTCGGCGCCACCACCAAATACATCAGACCCAAAACAGTAGATAATGATGACATAGGCAGACTCTATCGACAGCTCAAGGCTCCCGCCGTGGATGAGTATGTTAGGCACATCGCAACAAGGTTCGCAATGTCACCCAATGAGTGCAGGGTTGTCCAAAATTATGCTGAAGAGAACATATATGGTTCTGTCATAATTGACAAGAGATCGCAGTCGTTCGAAACCACAACATTTGATGACCAGCCTAGAGTCAGCCAAACATGCCGACAAGAACTGCCATCCATAACTAAGCAATTGTGGCTGAATGCAAGCGTAACAACACGCTATGACCAAGCAACATGGATGGCGGTGCAGCTCGGATTGCCACTACCAGTCATAACGAGGATCGGGTTAGCCCAAGTGGTCAAGAGAGCCACAAACGCGATGAGAAAGCATATGGTGCATCAAGAGGTAGTCAAGTCGCCCTGTGCACTGACCCCACAGCAACTAGCATTACTACCTGGAGCCATCGTGCCATTCTTTATTACTACCAATTGAACCAATATCTCCTACCACAACATCAACAGTTTGTTTTAATAGTGCAAC